ATTTGGAACCAAAATGTTGCCAGGCATTGCCAATGAAATTGGTGAACGCATCAAGGAAATTGTGGAAAACACAGATCAAAATCAAAACTTTGCTCAAGCCATGCAACAGGTCACACAAGAGTTCAAATCATTGATGCAAGGTGTGATCAACATGAGTCAAGGCGATGGCGGCCGCTTGTTGGAACTTCAAGGACTCTTAGCTGAGATGGTGAGAGAACAGCGTCAAAGCAACGACATCAACAAAAAGATGCTGCAAGTAGCCCGCAACTAACGGTAAATATAGCACTATGGCACAACAACAAACAGGCTGGCGCAAGTACTTCAAAGTGGCTGACACTTCGGGAGTCATGAGCCCCATCAACGGACGCAACAGCTACGGCTTACCGGGCTATGATCGCAACACAGCATCATCGGTGCAGGCTGACTTTGTGTTTCGTAACTATGCCAGCCGATTGCCTGAAGTGTACTCAGGACACCCCAATCGTATTGAACGCTACAATCAATACGAAAACATGGACATGGATAGTGAAATCAATGCCTGTCTTGATATCATTGCTGAGTTCAGTACTCAGATGAACGAACAGAACCACACACCGTTTGAAGTACAGTACAACGACAAGCCCACGGACCATGAAATTGACATTGTAAAAAAGCAGTTACAGCAGTGGGTCAAGCTCAACCAATTGGATCAGCGTATATTCAAATTGTTCCGTAATTCCATCAAGTACGGCGATCAAGTGTTTGTGCGAGACCCTGAAACATTTGAAATGATGTGGGTGGACATGAGCAAAGTAGGTCGCATCATTGTGAACGAAAGCGAAGGCAAGCGCCCCGAACAATATGTGATTCGCGACATCAACCCCAACTTTCAGTCAATGACTGTGGCACAGAAAACCACTACAGACTACATGACCAACCCTGTGACAGGTACCATTGCAGGTTCAGCCAACTACACCATGCCCAATGGGGGCAGTGGTGGTGGCGTGGGCAACAGTCGTTTCATGACTGCCATGAACGAAACTTGCATTGATGCCAAGCATGTGGTGCACATCAGTCTCAATGAGGGACTGGATGTGTTTTGGCCGTTTGGTCGTTCAGTCTTGGAACAGATCTACAAGGTGTTCAAACAGAAAGAACTGTTGGAAGACTCAATCTTGATCTATCGTGTGAGCCGTGCACCTGAACGCAGAATCTTCAAGATTGATGTGGGTAACATGCCATCACACTTGGCCATGGCGTTTGTGGAACGTGTGAAAAATGAGATGCATCAGAGACGCATCCCCACCATCACTGGCGGTGGACAAAACATGATGGATGCCAGCTACAACCCGCTGAGTATCAACGAAGATTACTTTTTCCCCCAGGGTGCTGACGGGCGTGGATCATCAGTGGAAACACTGCCTGGCGGACAAAATCTAGGCGAAATTGACGACCTAAAGTATTTTAACAACAACATGGCCCGTGGTCTGCGTGTGCCCTCAAGCTACTTGCCCACTGGACCTGATGACTCATCTACCCAGGTCAACGACGGCAGAGTAGGCACGGCTTTGATTCAAGAGTATAGATTCAACCAGTATTGCGAACGTTTGCAAGGACTGATTGCACAGAAACTGGATGACGAGTTCAAGATGTTTCTCAAATGGCGCGGTTTCAACATTGATTCCAGCTTGTTTTCAATCAAGTTCAATGCACCACAGAACTTTGCCAGCTATCGTCAAAGCGAACTGGACAACACACGTATTCAAGCGTTCCAAGGCTTGGAACAACTGCCTTACATGAGCAAACGATTCTTGCTGGAAAGATTCCTGGGCTTGAGTGAAGAAGAAATCCGTCGCAACGAAGAACTGTGGAAAGAAGAACGTGACCAGCCTGAAATGAATGCTGTCAAAGGCAGTGATCTTCGCAGCATTGGCATCAGTCCAGGTGGACTTGACACCGATATTGAAACTGGTCAAGAAATTGCTCAGATGCAACCTGAAGCACCAGGCACTCCTGGCGTAGATGCTGCCCCGGCTGCGTCATCAGCACCGGGCGGCGTATTGCCAGCTTCGGGCACCGCTCCCGGCAGCCCCGCAGTATAAATACCAGCATGATACTGAACGAATTTTTCAAAAAAGAACCTGAGGCCTATCAGGATCTCTCGCAAGACAACAGTCAGCCTAGACTGGGAGACTTGCGTAAAAGTCGCCTCACTCTGCGTCAACTCAATAAGCTACGACGCATGAATGATGTGCGTTCAGTTGAATACAAAGAAAAACTTGAACAGATACGCAAACAGTACGCCCCGCCCCCGGCTCCTGTAGCATAATTGTAAAAAACAGCCTTTTTTCATAGATAAAAGGCTGTTTTTTCTTCACCCGTGTAAATATCTATACACTTTACCCCTATAGGAGTTTCCATATGAACCGTTTTGAACAATTGATTGAATATGTGATCAATGACGAGAACAAAAAAGCTGAAGAGCTTTTTCATGAAATCGTTGTTGAGAAAAGCCGCAACATCTACGAAAGTCTGATGGCTGAAGAAGCCAAAGAAGAAGAGTTGGATGAAGCAGCTGAAGAAGAGTTGGATGAAGCAGCTGAAGAAGAGCTAGACGAAGCAGCTGAAGAAGACATTGAAGAAGGCATGGGCGGCGATGCTGCTGACGACCTTATTGATGAAATCGAAGCTGACGAAAGCCGTGACATGAGCATGGAAGCCGAAGACGATGACGCAGCTGACCATGATGACATGGGCGGCGATGACATGGGCGGCAGCGATGAGCCTGCAACCAAGGACGATATTCTTAACTTAGAAGACAAACTAGACCAGCTAATGGCCGAGTTTGAAGATCTCATGGGCGGCGAAGGCGCTGACATGGGCGACGGCGATGATTTTGGTGCCGACGAAGGTGGCGATGCTATTGAAGTTGATGACACTGAAGAAATGATGCCCATGGCAGAAGCAGTGAGCCTCAAAGCCGCTCCCAAGCCAACCACCAGCGAAGAAGGTGGCGTGAACAAAAAGAGCGTGGTTGCAGCCAACGCTGGTGCCAAAGGTCCCATTGGTAGCACTGTGAAGCCTGTGCACACTGGTGGCGAAATGGGCGGCAAGCATGACGCTAGCGGTGCCTACAGCAACCAAACCAAAGACCTCATTGGCGATTTCCAGAACAAAGCTGGTGCCAGCATGAAGGGTCTCAAGGCAGCTCCCAAGCCAGTTACCGGTCAGGCCAGCGGTGTCAACACCAAAAGCCCAGTTAGCAAGGCCTAATGCAACATGAAAACCCTTAGAGAACAGTTGACGTTTTCCCAGGCAAGAATCCAAGTCACGGAAGAGGCGGATTCTTCTGGTGGAAAAAATCTCTATCTCAAAGGTATCTGTATTGAAGGCGATGTGCGCAATGCCAATGACCGTGTGTATCCGGTGCGCGAAATTGCCAAGGCTGTGAACACTATAAACAAGCAAATTACTGAAGGTAACTCTGTTTTGGGTGAAGTGGATCATCCAGATGATTTGAAAATCAATCTGGATCGAGTGTGTCACAGCGTGGAAGAAATGTGGATGGATAACAATGCTGGGTGCGGCAAATTAAAAATTTTACCCACCCCCATGGGCAATCTAATCAAGACTCTCCTTCAATCAGGTGTAAAACTTGGCGTCAGCAGTCGCGGCAGCGGCAATGTTGACGATCGCAGTGGACATGTTAGTGACTTTGAAATAGTCACTATAGATGTAGTTGCCCAACCCAGCGCACCCAACGCTTATCCTCATGCAATCTATGAAGGACTCATGAACATGAATTACGGTCATAGATTACTGGAAGTGGCTCGCGAAGCTGGCAAGGACAACAAAGTAGAGAGATACTTGAAGGGCGAAGTAGTCAAGCTCATCAAGGATCTCAAAATCTAAGGAGAATCTAGAATGTTAGATGCAATCAAACCATTGCTAGATAGCGACCTGATCAATGAAGATACTCGTCGAGAAATCAACGAAGCTTGGGAAGCCAAGCTCAATGAAGCTCGCGAACAGGTTCGTGCAGAACTCCGTGAGGAATTTGCACAACGCTATGAACACGACAAAACAGTGATGGTGGAAGCCCTTGATCGCATGGTAACAGAAGGTCTCACCGCAGAAATTGAG